AAGAATTCGTCCAAACGGTTGGGGACGTTTTATGAAATCATTTGAGTACAATCAGGACCATCCAAAAGTGCGCCAAATGAAACACAAAGTTATGACCCAATTGGAAAATGCCTATTACGGCAAGCCATTTAAGACCACTAACCACTTGACTTACTGATAATTACTCTGTATAATAACACTTATACAGTTAACTATTGGAGTCAAAATGAGTGTTTGCGCCAGCCATATTTGGAGTTTGGAAAGTCATCCAAGCCGTCTAAACAAAGAACAAATTATTTTAGCCATTGCTGAAGAAGGTAATTCAGAATTCTTTCATGGTTGCAGGCTTGCACTAGATCCAATGATAACTTTTGGACTTAAACAAATACCGGAGAAAACAGATGAAGACGGCCCTGGCTTACCTTGGGACAGTTTTACTCTCGCTCTTACTGGCTTTGTCACTCGCAATGTCACAGGCAATACAGCTCGTGACATGATCCAAACGATGATGAAGTCAGCGACCAAAGCTGAGTGGAACGGTTGGTATCGTAGAATTTTAATCAAAGACTTACGCTGTGGTGTAAGCGAAAAAACAATTAACAAAGTCGTGGAGAAGAAATATGCTGACTATGCTATTCCTGTATTCGGTTGTCAGCTTGCTCACGATAGTGCTAATCATGAGTCAAAGGTATCAGGCAAAAAACTTATCGAAGTTAAACTCGACGGAGTTAGAGTCATTACTATTGTTCGTAGTGATGGTCGGGTGGATATGTTCAGTCGCAATGGTAAAGAACTTGCTAACTTCCCTCACATAGCAGAACAGATTAGTAATGTGATTAAACAAAAAGGTTCCAGCAAGAGCATGGATGTAGTATTGGATGGTGAGATCATGTCCAGCAGTTTCCAGGACTTGATGAAGCAAGTACACCGCAAGGACAATGTAGAAGCAGGCGATGCCATTCTTAATTTGTTTGATGTCTTGCCGTTGGCAGACTTTGAGAAAGGTGTTTACGATAAGGATCAAACTACTCGTAGTAGCATGGTCAAGTTTTGGGTTGAACAGAATCAGCATTTGATTCCCAGCGTGACCTATGTTGCTAATGAACTTGTTGACTTGGATACAGAAGAAGGGCAAGCTCGTTACAAAGAAATTAATGCCAAAGCAATTGCCGGTGGGTATGAAGGTATTATGCTTAAAGATCCAAATGCTGGTTATGAATGCAAACGTAGTGTGGCATGGCTCAAGTTAAAGCCATTTATCGAAGTCAGTCTTACTGTAGTTGCTACAGAAGAAGGTACAGGTAAGAATGTAGGTAAAATGGGTGCATTGGTTTGCGAAGGAGTTGATGATGGGAAAGCTATTCGTGTTAATGTTGGTAGTGGCTTTACTGACCAACAGCGTGACGAGTTTTGGTCATGCAAGGTCGACGGACACATTGTCGAAGTACGTGCAGATGCAGTAACACAAAATCAAGACGGAACATATAGTTTGCGTTTTCCAAGATTCAAATCATTCAGAGGCTTTGCAACAGGTGAAAAAATTTAACTGGGCACGTTTTAAAAGTCTAGTTTGGTTCATTCTAGCGGCACTTGTAGTGCTGGTATTATGGCCCATACAAGATATCTCTATATCAAACGATATACATGCACGTAGGTTTTGCGCCTACGGTGCCCTGTATGTTGAATTCCAGCAAGGGAATACGATATGGGGTACAACATTTCTAGACGATAATGGAAGACCTGTGCGTTGTACAGACAATGATATTCATCAACCAATGATAGGTAAGGAAGTGATATGAAACGTATTCTAGCCATTAGTTTGTTGTTAATTGTTGGTTATGCCAATGCTTACCAATTTACTAAAGATGATATAGATTATTTTCAGCCACCTGTTGTTAACACAGAAGTTCCCGAAAGTAGGGTTTACAAATATAGTTTGTACAACAATACAACACGAGTAAACATGTCGCCTATGCAACCTGTCGTGCCTACCTTTAAAGGCGAAGGAAAGCTACTAGCTAGTTGGACTCCACATCCTAATGGATCAAAGGGACGACCCACTGTAGTTATAGTACATGGTGGACACGGATTAGTGCCTACTGATTTTGCCACTGCGGTTTGGGCAAGAGATGAATTAGGTGCTAACACACTAGTACTAGATAGTTTTTGGAGTAGAGGATTTGGAGAAAACTGGGCCACTTGGACCAAGTTGGGTGCCAATGCTAGAATGTTGGATGCCATTGCCGCAGGGCGTTGGTTGCAAACTCAAAACATTGATAAAGATCGAGTGTATCTAATGGGTGGTAGTCAAGGAGGGTGGACTGTTCTTAGAACGTTTACAGACGAGCCGTTTATAAAAGAAAATGCTCAAGGGCTGTATGCAGGAGGAATAGCAACATACCCTAATTGTAATAGCAGAGGTTGGCGGGATGATCCAGAGTTAGGACCATATTGGGGACCTGTTATTGTGTTCACTGGTGGCAAAGATACGGCAACTGATTCATCCAAATGCCCTAGCAAAGTTTTTAAGAAAACTGTAAAATGGACTCACTACGAAGATGCGACTCATGCATTTGATGTAAGTAATAGAGGAGCACATACTCCATCCGTAGATGGCGAGTGTGTCAATGCGTTAAATATATACAATCGTTTTGCAATATGCAGATCGGACAACGCAACAAGTGATATGTACACAAAGATTAAAGAGTTTATAAAATGAGATCACATTACTGGACAATTGGTAAATTTGCAGATTGGTTGCGAGGCACACCCAAACTCAAAATGGGTACTAGTGAGGAATGGAACGATTGGGAAGATCGTGCCAAAGCCGCTCATCCCGTTCGTTGGTGGATTGCCGAAGAAGGTCTAGACTACCTTCAAAAAACAGTCTACTATATACCGGATAAATTAAATGATGTTCGATATTATATTAACAATCGCTGGGTTAGCCGTAGTCATAGTCTTACTGCTCACCCTCGCGATATTCGTCCTGGCTCTTGGAGCGATGTTGGGAGTAGATTCCTTCCATGTCTTTTTAACGAACTTGTTGACTTCGTTGAAATAGAACAAGCATGGCACCACTGCATCTGGGATGATGCGGCTAAAACCAAGTTTAATGTGCCTTGGTACCGAAGTGGATGGTTGCGTTGGCGTACATGGCGTTGTCCGGAAGCTGGCATGGAATATCTTAAGTGGGCAAGTAGTCTCACTATAGGCGAAGACATGGGTGCAGAACCAGGTAGTAAGGGTTTTGGCGAACCTACCTGGCAAGCTAAATCTGCTAAAGAAATTATCGAGCTATACACTTGGTGGACCGTTACCTATCGTAATCGTCCTGATCCATATGAAGCAAGTGGCTGGACTGCGGCTTGCGAAGCAAGTCGTATTGCCAACGGTGGCCGACTAAGTTTTAGTGGAGATAAAGATCCAGTGCTTAAAAAGCAAAGCGATAAGGCACTCAAGCTACTACAAAAAATTGAAGCCGATTACGAAAAAGAAGACGAAGCCATGATGATTCGTCTAATAAAAATTAGACAAAGCCTCTGGACGTAATAAGTATAGTATGACACAACATACTATCTGCGCCTTACCATGGCTTCACTTGAACATCATCCCTAGAGGAAAAGTATATCACTGTTGCATGACCAGTGACTATAAAACCTTTGCTGGGGATTTGACTACCCAAACTATTGAAGAAGTCTGGAACGGAGATTACATGAAGAATCTCCGTAAAGATATGATCAACGGAGTAGAACCCAAAGCGTGTAGTAAATGCTTTGAAGCCGAACGTAGTGGCGGTTCTAGTACCCGAATGAATCACAACAAATACTTTAAGTCTAAGTTAGCTGAGATTCCAGTCATTACTGCGCCAGACGGTCATGTTGACAATGTTGATTTGAAGTATTGGGATTTTAGATTCAGCAATCTGTGTAATTACAAGTGCCGCACTTGCGGGCCAGAGTTCAGTAGCTCTTGGATTCCTGAAGGTAAAGAGCTAGGCTGGCTCACCGAAGCAGATAGTAAGAAGACTATTAATATTGTCACCGTTGACGAAAGCACCAATGTAGACTTTTTAAAGAAGTATGTTAATACTGTTGAAAAGATTTACTTTGCTGGCGGCGAACCATTGCTCATGGACGAACACTGGCAGATCTTGGACATGCTAGATGAAGCACAGCGATACAATGTTATCCTAACTTACAATTCAAATCTCAGCAAACTTACCTATAAAGATAAAAACGTACTTGACTACTGGGCCAAGTGGGGCAGACGAGTATGGCTATGGCCA